AACAATTTTTTCACCGTATCACCCCACATATTCGGCCTTGTACAGCCCTGCTTCAATCAGCTGCAGCTCTGCGCACTTGCGCATAATGTACCAGGCATCGCCGCTGGATACCGGCCCAACGTCCAGCATCCACTGGTTGCCATCTGCACAGGTTTCGCGGTACAGGCCCGCCGCGATCAGCCCCAGTCCCTCGCACAGGGCGCGGATGGTTGCACGGTCTCCGCTGGAGATACGGCCAATGGTAATACGCTGCTTGTCCAGCTTGTTGGGGGTGGTGTCCTCCGGGGTGGGCGCAGTGTGGCCCTGCAGGCCCGCCTGGATCATCAACTGCTCATAGTCCTTGTAGACCCGGTTGCAGTCCAGGCTGGTGCCGTAGCCGGGGATGCCCAGCGCGTTGCGGCTGCTGTACTGCCAGATGCCATACGGCAGGGGGCAGGTGCAGGCGCTGCCGTACTGGGCCACCCAGATATCATACTTGGACAGCGCCTTGTAATCCAAGCGGTGGCGAATAAAATCGCAGGACGCATACAGGATGCCGTAGTATCCAGCCGCCTCGACCTCGCCCAGGAATGCCTCCACCAGTGCCGTGCGCTGGGCATTGGTCAGACGCAAGATACACGGCTCATACTCAATGTCATACGCCACCGGCAGGCACAGATGCTTGCCCTTAATCGCTGCCAGGCAGCAGCGGGCCTCCTGCCGTGCTTCCGCCGGGGTGGTGGCGTAACTGTACCAGTACGCGCCGTACTGGATGCCCAGCCGGGTGCACTCAGCCACGTTGCGCTCAAACTGGGGGTCTTTCTGGCTGCTGTAACGGCCATACCCGGCGCGCAGCATGGCATGGCGGATGCCCTTGTCATACGCCGCCTGCCAATCAAATTTGCCTTGGTGTTTGCTTACGTCAATAGCATAATTCATGTATTCCACTTCCTTCATGTTGTGCGCTACGCTGCTGTAGCTGCCCAATTTTACCGCGCCGCTGGCCGTACTGAAATCGTTGTCCAACCAGTTCAGCGGGTTGGTGCGGTTGCCTCTCCACCGCACCTCAAAATGCAGGTGTGCTCCATAGCAGTTGCCGGTATCGCCGCTGTAGCCGATCAGCTGCCCCTCCTGCACCTGTTGGCCCTGAGTCACGCAGAGCTTGCTCAGGTGGGCATACAGGGTTTCGAGGGTGCCATACTTGTAGGTCGTGTGGCGCAGCTTGACCATGTTGCCATAGCTGTTGATGTCCCCCTGGGTGCGCTTGCCGTTCCAGCGGTAGGCCGTCTCCACTGTGCCGCCCTCTGCGGCGTATACCGGCGTGCCCACCGCCGCGCGGAAATCCAGCGCCCGGTGCAGGCTGCCGTCATTGTAGAGCCAGCCTGCGGTGATAATGTGCTGGGCCAGGGGCCAATGCAGCAGGGCTTCTTCATTCTTCAGCCGCATCTTTATCCTCCTTATCTTGTTCTCTTCCACATCCATACCGATAAATAAGGCGGCATGTTGTTGTGGGCTGCCCCGGAACCGCCGGAGGCGACTGTTACGGTTTTGGATTCCCAGTTCGGAATACCCCAGCCACTTGATTGTGTTTGGACATACGCATCCGCAGTGCTTCCGGTTTTGGAGCGTATTACGTTGCTTCCGTTGGTCACAGACAACGAATAATTCGGTAGCTCGCTTTGTGTAAGCGTATGGGCGAATTCGCCCCCAGTACTACCTGCGGGATAACTGCTGGAAGCAGCAAACAGGAAAGTATCAGATATTCTTTCCCACGTGCCACCAAATAGATTTGCCGGGCTTGTACTGTTTACGCTCATGTAAATGCTGCCAATCGGCCAGGCCGCAAGTTTTGCTTCCGCGATGGCTGCTTTTACCGCTGCTGGTGTTGCTGCAATTCCTCCGCTGGTTGAACTGGTTGAACTGGTCGAATCGCTCAGCTTCACGCCGCCCGCGGTCGAAGCATTACCTGTCGGCAGTGTGTACTTGGTGTCGGTTGTTGGCGGTGTGTACCCCAAAGCACTTGTCACGTTCGCCTTTGTCAGGCTGATCGTACCGGAACTCACCGTGATGTTGCTCCCGATTTTCACCCCGCCCAGGGTTGAACTGGTAGCGGCAGGCAGCGTATAGTTACTGGAGGAGGCCGGTGTCATATAGATCTGGTTGCTGTTCAGCGTTCCTTCACGCTTAGCATTATTATACTGGGCTTGCGTCAGGTAGTTGATCACCAGGCTGTCCAGCTTTGTATCAGTTGCCATAATCATATACCTCTCGTAACGACAGCGTTGATCGCCGTCAGTCCACTCGGCAGGCCGGAGAGCTTGCCGTTGCTGATGCTTAGGCTCAGACCGGTGCTGCTTGGGCCGCCGTACATGGCGCTCTTGTAGTACTTGTCGCCCGCAAACGCGATCAGGCTCGTAGTCTGCTGACCCCAGCCGCCGGAACTGGTCATGGTGCCGTAGCCCCAAATCTTGATTGCCCCGTCAGTACGCCTAAAACTAACGCTGGGGTTGGTGTCCGTAATGGCATAAGCCTCCACATTGTTATTGCCACTGCCGCCGGAACTCCCGCCGCCGGCATAAGTTCCTGTCACGCCAAAAATGCTCACACCGCTTTTGATGTTTCCGGCCACCAGGTTTGCATCGCCCTTGATTGTTTGTGTCCCGCTCAGGTATTGCCCAGATGCAATGCTCTGGTTGGTTGTCTTCGGGATGTAAGTTGCTGCGCTTTTTTTGGTCACATCACTGCCAATATAAGTGCTCGATATCGCATTCACGGTCACTTTGCTCAGTCCGTCATATCCGCTGTCCGGGCTTACCGTCTGGGTGCTCTCGCTGGGCGTAACCGTTTTGGTCTGCAAGTTTGGCGTGTTTCCGCCACTGCTGCTCCCGGCATAACTGCCTGTCACATTAAAAATCTTTACACCGCTCTTAATATTGGCCGCAGTCAAATTGCTGTCACCCTTAATCGTCTGGGTCCCATTCAAATACTGGCCGGATGCAATGTTCTGGTCACTCGTTCCTGGCGTATAAGTGGCGGCGCTTTTCTTGGTTACGCTGCTACCGATATACGTGTTCGATATGGCTTCCACCGTGACGGAACTTAAAGCGTCGTAACTGCTGTCAGGATTTACGGTTTGGGTATTCTCACTTGGGGTAACTGTTTTGCTCTGCAATTTTACGCCGCTGGCACCACCGGTCACAAAGCCGCCATGCATGTCAACGGCATCGCTGCCTAAATACACACCCATGCAACTGTCACCACCTTCTGAGCGTAACGTTTGTCGCGCCAACGCTGGCTGCCGTTATGTCAATGGTTTTTGCGCTGCTGCCGTCCCATGCGCCCTGACTGGTTCCGTTCAGTTTGATGGTCAGTCTGTTATTTAGTTTTTCGGCGCTCGTTGCGGAGCCGCCTGCGTTGCTGGAACCGGCATAGTTTGTGGTTCCGGTGACTTTGTCCCCTGTGGCACTGTGGGCGATTACCCCTTTCGGCAGGTCGGCAGCCTGCACCGTATCACCGGTCAGGTCGAGGACAACTTCATCATTAATAACAACCTTGTTTACGGCCATATCAGCCTCCGATCGTCAGGGTTTGCCCGCCCGCGGCGTTATCAACGTATGTGGCCGGGATCGCCTGCACAGTAACTTGAGACAGGCAGTTATGCGCTTTATCGGGCAGCACAACCTGCTGTTCAAAGCTCGGCGTAACAATTTTGGCCTGCGGCTTCATGCCTTCGCTGCCACTCATCGAACCGACAATGCCCAAAACTGTGATGCCCTCACGAATATTTGTCGCTATGAGTTTTGCCTGTTCGACGGGATCAATTTCAGCTGTACCACTACCATCGTGAAAACCCATAGGAATCGTATATTTGCCGTCCACAGTAGTGATTTTCCCGGATACCGCCCCGTTATTGGGCATCGTACCCGTAAGCTTCGCGCCCCGTGCATAGAAAGTTTTACCCTTCAGAACCTCAGCAACTGCGGCTGTTGCATCGCTGGAATCCACGTCCTTGGTGCTGGTACCGACGATAGGGGCACCGGACTTATCATGAGCGGTGATACCTTCAGCCAGCGTGTTCGGCGTTACCGTATCGGCTGTCAAGTCTAGCTTGGTCTCTTTGCCGACAATCACTTTGTTAATATATTTATTTGCCATAATACTCATCTCCTAAAATCAACGTTGTGCCGTAATCGTTGGACACCTCGTATTGCGGTATCTTTTCTATGATTACATCCTGTTGCATTAGCCGCTTTGCGGTGGGCAGGGTCTGCGCCGAGAACAACGGCGTGATGTCATATGGCCCTGCATACTCCGGCGCGCTAACCACTGCGGTGCCAGCCACGTCCACCCGCACGGGCACCGCCCCGGCAATGCGCACCGATACGGCGCCCTGTTGTGCTACTCGCACCTGGATCATGCACCATCAACCTCCTGGAATAAGGTCTGGCTCATTTTGAGCGCCAGAATCTCCGTCTGCGGCTGGTCAGTGCTGTCCCGCAACGTGATGCGGGTGTCCATGTACAATGTTTCGCCGCCCAGGAATCTGTACGTTTCTTCCCGCGTCCAGGGGATAAGGATGATGTTCTGCCCCGCTTGCCGGGTGCAGTCATCCGGCCAGACGTTGGATTTAATGGCCGGGAAGCCTTTGCAGCTCTTCTGTTTGAACACAAATTCGATCCGGCTTACCTCGTCCAGGCTCATGCCGATTTCAACCGGCAGCGCAAATTGCGTTCCCTGTTTCATTCGTTTTTCTCCTCAGCGCCTTAATTCGGCATTTTTTCTTCCTCTGTTTTCGGAGTTTCGATGTTTGCCGCCGCTGCTTCTTCCGCTGCCATGTTCTCGCGCACGGCATTCAAAACGTTCTCCAAAATCAGCTCCGTCACGGCAAACGGCAGCGTTGCTTCGTTAATTGCAGCAATAACTTTGCGTTTGCACTCTTTAATGCGTTTGTTGTCAGTCATGGGGCATCCTCCTTACAGCCGCGCGTTTACGGCGTTTTTCAGTGTGGCAATGGCGGCCAGAACCTCTTCGTCCAGGGCTACAAAGGACCCCCGGTTGTTCTGGCTGGTGATGTTGCCGTTACCGTCCAGTTCCATGTAGGTGTAGCTCACTCGCTCACCTTCGGCAGTCGTTACGACCGCCACGCCGGATAATTTTTTCATTGCAAATCCTCCAAAAGAATGTCTGCGGTTTCGTTCGCGCCTGTATCTATAGCGAGCAGGTCAGCTGCGGCATCGGTGCTGGCCTCCTGCGCTCTTGCGGCGGTGCTGGCTGCCAGCTCAACGCCTGCCGGATCACCGGCAGGATAGCTGCTGTCGCTGCGGTCGGCGTAGCTGCCTTCATAGCCGCGCTGTGCGGCCATAGCCAGCCACGAAAATTTCTGCCCCGGTGCGCCGTGTACAATGGCGTACTGGCCGCAGTTTTCGGCCCACAGGTGGCCGGTTCCATCGCAATCCGTCAGCAGCCAGGCGGGCTGCCCGTGCTGGGCGATGGTCTCCGCATAGCGCGGGT